CTCGCTGACAGCGCTGTTTTCCGTGTGCGCGAAATGATAGACGCCTACACCCTGCCCTGCTTTCAGGGCGTCTTGCACCACGCGGTCGCAATCAGGGTTGACGTATCCGACGCCCTCGGTGGCCTTGGCAACGACGATTTCCGCGCCAGTGGTGGTAACGTTGATACCGTTCTGCCAACTGGATACGTCTATCATGTCCGCCGCGCTTGCGGTTGGCACGAATACCAGTAGCAGTGCGGCGACTGCCGCAATCAAA